ATGGCAAAGCCGATCATCACGCTCAATGGCCTAAAAATCGTCATTATGTTGGGAATGCTGGTCATTATTCTCTGCGGTATCCGTTTTGCCGCCGAGATCATCGTGCCGTTTATTCTCGCATTATTTATTGCTGTTATATATAACTTATCCCGCATAGTGCATTGATTTAATTAAGCAATTTTCACTGAGAAAGTGCCAAAATTCGCAAAATGACTACACCAGTGACTACACCGTTCGGTGCACTGTATGAAACAACGTGGAACAAATAGGCACAAGAAATATAAAGGCGGGTAATTTTAAGGAGGCGTTGCTGTCGATATGGGGATCCCCATAACGGGGCTACCGGATTTTTTTTCCGGTTAACCTTTAATCAGCCAGGTGGGTTTTACATACCCTTGATCACCGTAATGATGATCCAGATGTGCACCTTTTCCACCAATGGAGGAAAAGCTCCAACCGTAACGATGATCGCTATGGTTGCCTCGATGGTCTGCGTGGTCATTATGACCATTCAGCCAGTGACCTTAATCAGAATTTTTCGCTAAAAAATGACGTTGGCCACGTCATCCGGAAAGCACAAAATCACGTCGATTTTTAATGAACGGTTAAACCGTCTTTTTGTCACGGTGTGTCACTGGTTGTCACTCTCCGTCACGATTGAGGTGGTGCTCATTCTGCCCGACCGCGCATTTTTGCGCTATCGGGAATATAAAACAGTTACCGCGCCGACTTCCTCAAATTGAGGTTTCCGAAAATATCAACTAGTTAACGATAAACTGGCGAGTAATTAAACTACGAAAATTTCGTAGTTTGTGAATATATTCCGGCCTGCTGGTTAACAGTCCTCAGATGTGAGGGATGTAGCCAGCGCAATTTTGCGTTATCGGGAATATCAAACAGTTACCGCCGTCAGCTACCCAGCTCAGAATTGAGCCGCCTTTTAATCAACAAGTTACCGCCGTAACCGCTCCGGCTTCTTCCAGTGATACGTGATTTTCTCCTTCTCCCGATACAGTTCAACGCGGCGATTGTAGGCCAGCATTTCCAGAACGCGGATCCGTATGTCGCGCATATCCGCATCATTAAGCTGGATACCATCACGGCGCATCACCTCAGCAACAACACGCGCATAATTTTCGGCTGTCACGCTGTCCGGCTGCGTGGTCTGTTCGTCAGCCTGCTGGCTGATTCCAGAGACGCGGCGGATTAATCGCAGTATTTCGGCTTCTGTCATGCTGCTGACCTCATTACACCCCGCTAAATTCTTCCAGTTTCTGGCGGTGGCTGTCGCTTATATCAAAAGCAAAATCCTCATGCTCTGCCTGGAATGTACCAAACGCCATCAGCGCCGCCACGCTCGGGTCTATCTTGTTCGGTGATTTTTTCTTGTTCGGCTTGATATTGGCGTTCGCGTCACTCTGCATCACGACGTTACTCATCGACCAGGACAACACCGGATCGCCACGATGCACAATCACCCTGCGGTTAACAAAAACTTCGAACGATTTCGCCGCCGGACTGAATCTGAGGTAGGTTTGCGGGAACGGCTCCACCTCAAAACCAGCCCCCTGTAATTGCGTCCTGAGATGCGTGGCGTTCCACGTATCAAAGCCCACCAGCCTGATATTAAATTTCTCCGCATCCTGCATGATGTCATCTCTGATCCGGTCGTAATCAATGCAGTCACCTGGCGTTGTGCGTATCCAGCCCGCTTTAGCCCACTGGCGATAGACAGCGCGGTTTTTATTGGCGGGGTTCTGTAGCTGGAACTCCGGCAGATAATGACGGGAAACCAGCATGATATTTTTACCGACCGGAAAGGCATAGCACACGCTGGAAATATCGCTGGTTGATGATAAGTCCAGCCCCGCGTAACACTCCTGCCCGTGTAAATCTTCCTCCGTGAACGTTCCGGCACACTCAGCCCATGCGCCGTTACCCATCCACGGGGTAGCCCCCTGGCACCAGATATTAAATCGCTTTGTCATCATCTCCACCCATTGCGACGGAATACCCCGCGCTTTCTGGATGGTTGAGGCCAGTTTTTCACGATCCACGGAAACATCGATGTTAGGGTTAGCCTTTATCCACATCGCCGGATCATCAACCTCGTTTTCGTCGTCCAGTTCGTAAATCAGTACAAAAATTGAATCGTTGACCTCTTCGCCGTCCAGGATCTGGCAGCAATAATCATAGTGCTGCTTACAGGCTGAAACGACGTTACTGCCCGATGTGGTAATGGCAAATAACAGCCCTTCGGGACGTGCGCCCATCCCCAGCTCAAGCGCGGAATAAACGCCGTTATCGGGGTGTAGGTGGTATTCGTCCACGATGGAAAGGCTGGGGTTTGTTCCCTCGATGGTTGCCGCTTTTGCTGCCAGCGGCTTTAACAGGCTGTTGCTTTTCGGGTGCATCACCTTGTGGGCCTGAATATTCACCCGCCTGCGTAACGGTCGGGATAAAAGGCACATCTGACGCGCATCATCAAAAACGATCCGCGCCTGGTCACGGCTCACCGCTGCGGTGTAAATATCCTGCTGCCCGTTCTCCATAATCAGAAACCAGTTAGCCAGAATCGCGGCGGTCGTGGATTTCGCATTTTTGCGCGGCACTTCGATAAAGGCGCTCGTGTATTTGCGCCGTCCGGTGGCCTTAACCTTAAAGCCGAGGATGCACGCAAAGGCGAACTGCTGCCACGGCTCCAGCTCAATGGGTCTGCCACGCATCGGCCCTTTTACGTGCGGGCACACCCTGGAAAAGGCAATAAACCGCTCCACAACCTCACGATCGAACGTGTAAAGGGGGCTTTCAAGGTCCGAAAAGTACCGTTTAACGGCCTGTTTCAGCCGTTTACAGGCCGGAATTTTGCCCGTTTTTACGTCTTCTGCGTACTTATTCCAGGCGGTCAAGCTCGTCCTCTTCTTCTGTTTCCGGTGGATTTTTACGGCGGCTTATCGGGTCAAAACCGAGCAAGGAGGCCATTTTTATCATCACTCTTTCAGCGTCGGATTTTGCGCTTAATGCGGGGTTTCTGCTCTCGCCGCCCTGACTGTTAACAATGCTGAACCCGCGCGCCGCAAGGTCTGCAACGGCTTTCCGGTAAATGGAGTAGTTGACACAATACAGTTCCAGATTGCTCCAGTCGGCGGGGGTCAGGTCTCCCCGTTCCGCAAGCTGCCGCGATTTTTCCCGCCACTGCTTCACGGCGATATCATCCAGGTAGGCGGGGGCTTTCGGTGGTCTTGCCATGCTTATTTTTTCGCCAGATTATTTTTCAAAAAATTCCCGTGCATAAAAATTTGAGGAGGCGTTCGGTGCCCGGCGGGGTCGGGTTGGTCCTGAAAACGCCCCCCACCCCGTCATACAGCCTCATCAGCGATTGCGGAAACATTCCATAACCTCGCGGTCACGGTCGGTTAATCGCTTCGCTGTGATGCGTTCTGCGCGTCCTGACGCTTTATCTTTATGCCCTGTTTCCTGTGTCTTCCATGCGTCACGCTGCCTTATAAGTCCACGGATAAGGCGGTTTTGCTCCCGCTCATTCATCAGCGTCATACATCCAGTTATTGCGGTTAGCGGCCCGTTCTTCCTCTTCACGAAATCCACCTGCGGCACGCTTGCTTTTTGTTGCCGGATCAAGCCATTTCGTTTTCTGGTTATGACACGCCTGGCACAATGGTTGATGGTTCCATTCGGGCCAGAAGAGAACATCATCACCGCCATTAATCGGGATAATGTGATCCACCACCACGGCGGGCGTATATATCCCCTTCTCAAGGCATCGCACGCATAACGGGTTTTTACTCAGATACATGGCGCGGTATTTGTCCCACTGTCTGGAATATCCACGCGCGCGGCGGTGTCCTCGTCTGGCATCCTCTGCACGCCATGCCGCCCGCCTGTGCTCCTCACACTTGCCGGATTTAACGCGCCTGTTACAGCCTGGTTCTGTGCATCGTCTTAATGGTTGCCACGGCATCAGTACACCCCCACATCACGGTAAGCCGTCCAGAGTGCGCCTATCGTCATGGGTACGCGTGTTTTTGCGTTATCCGCGACAATCTGGCGATTTTCATACAGGTGAGCGATAAACATCATGCAGCCAATCTTTATGGCTGGCGTGAACTCCAGCCCGTCATCAAAGCGCCTGCCTATGTGTATCTGGCACGCCTCAAGCGATGCGGCAATGTATCCGCTGATTAACTGGTCTTCATCGTCGCCATCGATGCGGCAATGGAGTTTCACTTCTTCCAGGGTGATAAGTTCTTCTGTCATTTTTCCGCGCCCTCACGACAAAGAATTTCAAGGCGTGTCCTGGCGGCATCCGGCAGCGGCTGCCCGATGATATTCAGTACACGCCCCGCCAGCGGCCCCGTACTGACCTTTATCCGACTGGTGGCGTTGATGTCCTTCCGGTACCGTATCCAGATCCTTACGGTACCAATCGCCAGCTCTGCGCCCGATGAAATGGCCTCCTTGCTGCTGATCATGTTCACGCTTGCCCAGAGTGTGTGACCGTCCTCCCACGTTTCGAGTATTTCGCCCGTCATGGCTCTGGTCTGTTTCAGGGTCTGAATCGTTATCCTGTCACGCAGTCGCCCTATGTTCATTCCGGTTTTTCTCCCTCGCTGATTTTTACTTCCTGTTTCCATGCCTGGCTGAACTCATCACCACCATCACGCGGTGACAGTCCTTCACGTTCGCGGGCTTCGTTCGGACACATAACGCCGGATTTGATGCCGCGCTCATAGGTGGCAAAGCGTTCGCCAGGTGTGGCCCGTAACAGGTCCGCGCTGTCAAACTCCACCTGATACCGGATACCAGGTACAGGCGAGGCCACCAGCAGGGCGTTTTTTATCTGCTGCTCAAAGTTCGCCAGCCACGGGCGCATCGTCATGGTGAGAAATGCGCGGCTTGCCTCGCTGAAATTGCTGTAGGTGCTGTTGCTGTATTCCTGCAAAAAAATCGGCGAGACGTTGAACATTCGGGCGATGTCTTCAATGGTGAAGCGACGGGAGGCCAGCCATTCAGCATCCTGATTACTCATGCCCAGCTGCTGATAGCTCATACCCCCTTCAAGGATGGGCGTTTTTCCGGCGTTTCTGGCCCCTTTGTAGCGTTCCAGTGCGGCTAATGCCTGTTTGCCCTTCACGCCGTCCAGCCATTCGCCTGACGTGATAACCCCTGCCGCCATCATGCCATCACGCATCACGCTCGCGCCGTGGCGTTGTTGGGCCAGCCCAAGCCCCAGCGATTCGCGGCAGATGGTTACAGGTGAGCGCCCCATAAAGCCGTCATCCGTGGAGTAACGAAGGTGAAGTACTTCCCACGGTAAATAGTTGCGGGTGTTTCCGGTGTAGGCGTCAGTGATGCAGTAGCGCCAGTTGTGTTCGCCTGTCTGCTCCACGTTCACCGACTGCGGCGGGTAAGGATGTAAAGCCGCCGGAAAACCATCACGCCCCCACTGAATCACCGCATAAGCATTACCGTTTAACAGGCAGTGGCGGATCATCATTCGCTTAAACTGGTAGGGGGTTTGCCATGCGTTCGGGCGCTCGTTGAGGATGTGATCGACCGGATGAGAATCAAGCCACTCGCGGGCCTCCTTCCCCTTCTCATTGCGTACCAGGTACAGGTAACACGGCATGGTAGCCACCGCCTCAGAGATGACCGTGACGGCGTTCATGACGGCGGGCAGTGATTCCGCTGTCCCCGATGATACGTACTCACCCGCCCCCGTGTTCGATGTGCCAGCCAGCGCCATAAATTCATCAAGCGTCATGCTGCGCTGCTCTTTTTTTCTTCTGAAAGGCCACATATCACACCCCCGCTAAATCCACCCACCAGCGGCGATTATCCGCACGCGGCATTTTTTCGGGGTGCTGCTCATACAGGGAACGGCGGGCCAGCTCCACGCCGGAATCAGGGTAAGCCGGAACGGATGTAACGGTAATTTCGTACAGTTCCGCCACCAGCACGGTGCGCACGCATGGATCTGTTGTGGTATCCCATACATCCTTACGGGAACGAAAGCCAAAGCTCATGCCGGATATATCACCACGTTTAACCAGTTCGATAACGTCGCGCCCTGTGCTGGTATCCGGTGGGGTCAGTTCAAAGCGTAACCCTGTTTCGTCCTCTTCCAGTTTCAGCGTGCCGGAACGGGTACGCCCCAGTAACATGCTGTGGTCATGCTCATACAGGCCGCGAACGTCATTACCCGCTGCAAGCCATTCAGTAAACGCTCCCCGCTGGAATTTTTCGTAAAACTCACCCCATAACAGTTCTGAAAGCTTATCCCAGCGAACAACGTAGCCCGTCAGCGTACCGGCTCCGCTGGTGGTGATTTCCGATGACCGGATTTCCATACTCTTCATAATTTTTTCACCCATAAAACACTAAAGGGGCTTTTAAGCCCCTTCTGTATGCTGTTAATCGTCGTCCTGTGGCAGTTCCAGAATCTTGATCGCGTTCGAATCCACCACGCCACCGCCTAAATATTTCTGCGTGAAAATTTTGATGAAACCCGGCTCTGTGAGGTTGTCCGGTCTGGTGCGAACACCTGTTTCGTGATCAACAATGTAGTAACCGCGTTTGAAGTCACCCAGGGCAATAACGTTATCAGGCATAAACTCCAGATATTCGACCGGAAGGCCCAGCAACGTATCAGGATCACCCGCCTGTAAACGGTCGCGCCAGATGTAATCACCGTTCGCGTTCTTCACCTTCTGAAGTTTTGCCGCCGTCGTGGAGTTAACCACCCAGACCGCGTTTTTGCGGTATTTTTTACGTAATGCAAATTTCAGGTCGATCAGCGGGTCCGCAGATGTCCACGCCAGAGATTCGGAAGGTTTAATTACCTGCAACGTACCAAAATCACGCTCTTTGTCGTTCTTCTCTGCACGGGGTACGGATAAAAAACCTTTTGCTTTTTTGTCACCGTCGCCCACAACCAGATCGCTTTCTTCGGTTTCCGTGAAGGTGTCGCCAATCTCACCCGTCAGCCATGAAAGGATGTCCACATCGGAAAAATCCACGATTTCCTGTGTGGTGCGCGGGTACGCATAGACCGGATACAGCTTAATGCTCACCTCGTTAATCTGCGGGGTGCTGGTCTGTTCGCGTGTCTTACCCTCTTCACCGTGGTTAACGGTCGCACCGCCAGCGGAAACAAGCTGCTTAAACTCGTTGCTGCTGATTTTCTTCACGGTACAGATGCGGCGCATGGTGGACTCATCCGCCAGCATTCGCATGATTTCGGTGTTCAGCTCGGGGATAACGGTATAACCACCATCAGCGGGAACGCCTGTACTTAATGCGCGGGTTTCACCCGTCAGAATGTAGTTTCGTAGTTCTGCGGGGTCAGTGGTCTGACTGCTTTTACCTGGCTTGCTGCGCTCTTCGTCTGCAATGGCTTCAAGGCGGGAAATGTCTTTATCGAGGGATTCAGCTTTAGCGCGTAATTCGTCAAATTTTGCGCCCTCAGCATCGTTAAGACTGCGGTTTTCTTTTTCCGCGTTCTCCAGCATGTCACGCATCTGATTTTTAATGGCGGTTTTCTGCTGGCGTAATTCGATTATTCTCTGCATAAAAAAAGTCCTGGGGTTAAGTAAGGAACTCCAGGACGCGGCAAACACTCAACCGTTTTTCATAAGGAAATCAGCAATCGCACCGATCGTTTTCCCGCCTGGTAATGAATATTGGCGGGCACATTAACAGGCGGGAAAGTGGCCCCAGCGTCCTGGCACCACGGGCGAGAATAATCATGATTCAGTTCGGGTAAAATATGCCGATCCGCTCAGTGAACAACGTGGAACAACCACGAACAAATAATTTACAAAAAATAACAAAAAGCCGGATTGCTCCGGCTGTTGATTAGCTGTCTGTGTAATTACGCCATATTTCATCGCTTACACCATCCATACCCATTTCAGCATAAGTGCGATCGACTGCCTTTCTCAGGTCTCCGAAGTTATCCGGCGGCTCCGGTGGCCTCTGTGCCTTCCTGGAACATTCCAGCCGTCGCATCGTAACCTGATGCCGTTCCTTGTCTGTCTCCACCAGTTGCATGACTTCACCCCATCGCGCCGCCGCCCTCCGGTAAAAGCCTTTTGCCTCGAGTTCCTCCGCTATGCGGTCATGTGCCATCGTCACCCCCTCAGAACGGAATATCATCACCGTAAGGGTCATCGCCTCCCGCTGGTGGCTGATTACCCTGTGTGCCTGTGGCTTTGCGTCTGTTCCCGCCAGGACGTGCCGCGCGGGCACTGATTACGCTGTCCGCAATAACCTGATACCCCTGCCGTGTTTCCCCGTTCTGTCCGGTCCACTGGCTTACCTGCATCGTGCCGGATACGCTGGCAACATCGCCTTTTTGATGTTTAGCCAGGAAATCGGCCTGTTTGCCAAATGCGATAACCGATAACCATAACGTCGCCTGTCCGTCATGTGCCTGGCTGCATGGCAACGATACCGCCATACGCGCCAGAGTCATCGGTGTGCCCTTGCTGCTCTGTTTTACCAGCGGGTCGTCCACCAGCCGCCCGTAAGCTGCAATTTGTGCTGTCATATTGCCACCTCAGTGAAGCGATCCGGCGTTGTTCTTTTTCATCTCTTCCATCATTTTTTCAGTGAGCATTACGCACTGAAAACCCATGCTTTTGATGTCTACGGGTTTCATGCCTTTGTCTGTGGATATCACAGGCAGAATATCCTGATACACATCGCGGTCAGGGTAACTAAGCACACAAAGCGCCCATGATGCCACGGGTGAGGATCCTTCGTCTGTTTCAACCCACCAGCCTGGTGTAGCTGCGCTTATTTGCAGAATCGTGATCCGTCCGTTGTGCTTGTAAAATTTTTCACCAAATTTTGGTTCGCTCATGATTCCACCTCTCCGGTTTTAACGTTGATTGTTGTTACCTGTTCCGCTTCGGCAATCTCCCGTTCTGTCAGCGTGGCAAAGTTTGCCGCCGCTGTGGTCATGAATGCGCTTATCAGTTCGGGATGCTCCTTCGCGTATCCTTCCCCCGCGTGGCGGTCTATCGTTCTGATTGCCACCTTTAAAGCGTGCTCTGTCATGTCTAACGCTTTATATTTTGGCTGTGTTCTGTCTCTGCGTTTTTGTGTCATCTCCCCACCTATACCCACTTTTACCCCCCACTTTTCACAATTCCCCATCTCGTTAAAGGCGTGGGATTTGTAATTTTTATCATGCTGTTTCATAAGGATTTTTTTGCTCCCCACTTTTTGGGATGTATACAGGTCAAAAAGTGGGGGATTGTGTTTAAATTTTGTTAAATTCCCCATACCCACCACTTTTGCCACCCACTTTTTACAGTGGCCCTACATCATCGCCGTCAACATAGATAACGCCGTCTTTTTCCAGCTTGCCCAGCCAGCGCCGGAAGTGCTTTATTTCGTACCCCAGTTTTTTCATGTCATCACGTAACAGCGGGATCGTGCACTTGTCGCCGTTCTGTGTGCGTGAACGGATACACCCCCATAGCGCGGTATGGTTTTCCGTCTTGTTGCCTGCCTCTTCGATGCGCTCCAGTTCAACGGGAGGGCGCGGCTTATCCACCACCACCAGCGACGAGATTAACTCCCCGTCAGCGTCGGTAAAAAGCTCCACCACCCGCAAATCATAGGCAGCCTCTTTGAGTTCCTCCGCGTCCTTCATTTTGGTGCATGAGATAACCAGCGCTTCGCTTCCTGCGTCCTCCCTGCGTATCCGGTATTCAGCATCCAGCGAAGCACGAAATGCACTGGAACCGCGCGCGCCTTTCGTCTCATCCTTGCCGGAATGGTGAACCACCAGCACCGTGGCCCCTGTGCGTCGTTTCAGTTCGTCACAACCACGGATAAACGCCCCCATATCACGGGAATCATTTTCATCATTCCCACCAAAGCAACGCGCCAGCGTATCCAGAATAATCATGCGTACAGGTTTACCCGTTTCCCGCTCCACCTGACGGGCAGCGATAACCATTTCATCAACATCAAGCGGGGCAGCCGGAAAGATGGGGCGGTTTACCAGATACAGATTTTTCACCTGCTCATCGTGCACAACCTCCCAGGCTTTTACACGACGCGGAACACCTATACCGCCTTCACCAACCACATAGAGAACCGCACCATGTGCAACCCTGCGGCCTCCCCACTGGCGACCAGTGGCAACATGGCACGCCCACGATCCGGCAAGGAATGATTTATAGGACCCGCTAGCCCCGTATATGCTGCATAGCGATACCGCCGGAATAATCCCCTTAACCACGTAATCCAGTTGCGTGTCATATCCGGTAGATCCAACGCTCATCGGTAGCGTGGTTTTTCGCTGGTGGTTTTTTCTTCCGCCGGCTCTTTCCCGCGCACCCGTTCCAGGTATTCGCGCCAGTTCTCCCGCATATGGCTGTGCATCCCTTCGGGGTAATAATTCGCATCAGTTACACCCGCCGCCGCCAGCTTGTGCGCAATGGCATTAATATTTGATGGCCTGATGTGGCCTGCCTTGTACAGCCGGACACAATAGCGCCCCTCGTCGATGATTCTCAGGTCTGCCAGTTCATCCAGTTGATCATCAGCCAGCACAACGGGAGGCACATTATCGCCAGCCAGTCGCCCGTCCTGTTCCTGCCACTGTTTCGCATGTGCCCAGGCATCACTACCCGCAAAAATAATGACTTCGGTCATCTTGTCGTAAGGCTGTTTTTTTAAGTTCGGTGCGCTTTTCATTTCTTGCCCCTGAATCCGTTAATCATGGTTTTCAGCTTCTGGATGTTTGCCCGTGCCCTGGCGTTGCTGGTGGGCACGTTATGCGGCGCGGTCTGTACCAGAGAAAAATCACGCCGGAACTGATAAACAGGCATCACGCAATCATATTCGTAACCTTCACGGCGGTAAGTTACGCACCGTCCCGCCACGCCCTTAATCATTACCGTGCCGCCGTACTGGTCGCGGTAAATATCACCGCGCGTAAATTTAGGGTGAGTGTTGCCACTGGCAGTTAAGCCAGAATATTTAAGTTTCATTATTTTTATTCTCCGGTGTGCTGTTCGCTATATCTGTCGTGCAATGTCTCTATTTCTTGTAGTTCCATTATTACAGGCTCAAGAAGCGTTATTAATGCCGTGACAATTCTTGATTTTTGTTTGTCGCGTTCATTGTCGCCAAGTGTTTCAAGCCATATGCGCAATATTTCCAGCATGTTTTCACTGTGAGAAAGTGCAAGAAATACGCGTTCTGTTGTTTCGTGGTAAATATCACGCATGGCTTACATCCTCAGGAAATTTTCTTCTGTAACGCGCCTCTGCCACATATTCCGCATAATCGGCGGCGATATTCAGTACATCAAGCCCCGTTGATTTATATTCTCTCGTGGAAAGTAAGAAAAAAGCCGCTCTAATAAGTTCTGGCATTGACGAAAGCGCATCAGCCGCATCATCAGGAACGCCGGAAAATTCTTGTTTCAGGGAATTAAAACGATCATCACGCATAACCCCCCCCATTTTCACAATCAGCAACAAGAATATTTTTAGCGTCATTCAGCGACCGCGTTGCGGTGTATCGGATACATTCCAGGGCGAATAGTGTGTATTCTTCCCTTTCTTCCTTTTGTGCAAGCTCTGCTGTGCATTCAATATCAATAAGCGCGTGCATCAGCGTAGTGAGTGCGGCGGCGGCTGCGTCCGGTGTGGTTTTATTGCACATGTACCCCTCCGCATTTTTTTCGTTAGAAATAAGCGTTCTTCTTTCCTGTTCATCGATCAGGAATACGCAGACCTCACCGCTAAGGCGTTTAAGTAAGCCGATGATTGCCCCTGATTCGCTGTCGGTCATCATGCCTGGGTAATCCTCTGCCAGTGCGCAAATAACTTCGATTTGGTGGGCGCGTTCTGCTGCCTGTTGTAGTGTGATTTCCTGGCTCATAAGCCTACCCCCTGACGAATACGGGCGGCGAATACCATCACGCAGCCAGCCGGGGATTGCTGGCGTGCGTTCTGTTCGCTAGTGGCCTCGATGGTAATCACGCGCGGTTGTGCCGTGCTCAGGGCGATAAAACGCCAGGTGAATTTATTCAGGTTGTGCAAGTCCCGCCCTTGCGGGTGTGTGGTATGATTTCTCATAGCTACCTCGATACTGTTGCTATCGTTGGTGGTTAGACGCCCTGCATGTGTTGCGAGCACTGCGGGGCGTTGCTTAATTTGAGTGACAAAACTCAAACTGTGCGCACAGATTAAAATCATATGTGCGCACAGATTAAAATCATATGTGCGCACATGTCAATACTTAACATCTCATTTTTTTTGCTGTATTGTGTGCGCCCATAAAGTCCATTTAAGTGAGGTGCATCAATGTCTAGCGGTAACACAAACAACAAATCAGCAAAGAAAAATATTCGATTCCCACATGAGCTTATAGATGGGATTGATGCCAGCGTTGAACAAGAAAAATTAACTAATCCTAGTGCTAATTTTTCCGCATGGGTCTTAGATGCCTGTGGACGCAAATTAAAATATGAACAGCGCCGGAAGGCCAAAGAATCAGAATAATCACTATCAGCGCCGTGGTGTGAGGTACTACGGCGCATTGCTTTACAGGGCAGTAACATGACCAACAACACACTATCACCAATACAAGACACGCAAACGCAAGATGATGAAATCATCCGGCAAAGGCAGTCAGAAGCCTGCGCCAGACTTGAGGAAGAACTAACCAGAACAAAAATACCACCACCAGCGCCGCGCTTAGTTCCACCAGAAAAATTTGCCCTTGAAGATTTTGTCGATAAATACCCACGGCGGCTTAAATCCGGCAAAAACCGACCGCCAGGATGAGTGCACAAAACCGAACTATGAAACGGATTATTCCGTTTCCGGGGCGTTTGTGTGTGTATAAAGAGTAAGCTATGCTCTTTTATAGCCATAATCGTTACCTCAATTAATGGTTTGGTTAGACGCCCCGTATGTGTTCCCATCACTGCGGGGCGTTGTTGTTTTGGGTGTATTTCACCTTTATTTTTAAATCTACATTCAGGTGAAATACACCGCAAGACTTTTTTTATCTTTTTTTTTGCGTATACTGAAATACACCGATTATCAGGAGAACCAGAAATGGCAACAGGTGCAAAGAACGCAAAATCACAAATGACAACGGTCAGAATCCCGCATGAGGTAATGACCGATATTGAGCAACTTAAAGAACCTGGCGAAAGTACCGCCGGATTTCTAGTTACGGCAGCAAAAGGCGAGATCAAACGCCGCCAGCGCCGCAAGGCCAAAGAATCAGAATAATTACTATCAGCGCCGTGGCGTGAGGTACTACGGCGCATTGCTTTACAGGTACACACAATGACCAATAAAGAATCAACCAATACACCATCGCAAAAAACGAACAGAGAGCACGAAAATATGGCGCTCGAGCATGAATCAGAAAGATTCGCTCCATGCGCTTTTGTCCTTGATGAGTTTCTAAAAAAATATTCACGTTCTGAACGGATGAAAATGGCAGCACAATACGGCCCCAACAAGCAAGGTAATTGCCCACCAGCCTGATCACGGTTATCATGTTCGGGCTTATGATTGTTGACACATACGGCGCAGCGGGTTAATTGTTCAGAAAGGCGGTTCCATATCGGGACCGCTTTTTTTATGCCTGAAAATACCCTATAGCATGGCTTTTCAGATTCACCAGGGCGAACGAATCCCCGCCCCTGTACGGGCGTATATTTCATCATGGTTATACCTCAGTATTATGGCGTTTATTCCCGATACCGAGATCCCGGTATCGGTCAATAATGGATTGGTGGTGGCTGTGTGCCGCCAGTCTTTTTAGTGAACTGCCTTGCAGCTATCCTTCCAGGCCAAAACCTCAGATAAAGACCAGCCAACAGAACGCCCGCCAAGTTTACGACGTGATGGGAATTGTCCGGCCTTTTCCAGGCGGTAGCGGCATGAGCGGCTAAGGCCTGTTAGCTTTTCGCATTCTTTTTCACGTATAAACCGATCAGTGCTTAACACTATTGCCCCCTTTCGTTTCTTAAAGAGTTATTTCGTGTTCTATTGCGTTGGGATGTGTCTGATTGTGTCAGGATGATTCAGAGTTGGCAAATGTTGGTGTCGCATGGTTTACAGAAAGAGGAATAATCAGGATAAAATCATTTAAATTCATGTTAATACAAAGGCATAAAATCTTGTTTTATGCCTTTTTTCGCACGCTTTAACGCGTAATTCACTAATGTATAAAAAACCAGCTGAGCATTAAAAATCAGTAACTTACAAATCTGTATTCTTTTTGGCCTCTTGTTCGTGATTGTGTCACGTTGTTGCACATTGTTTCACGTTGTATCTGTGCACTTATCCAGTATGCGCATACTGAAAAAACACGAAAAAAATTATTTTATTCTGGTTACTGGTAGCGTGGTTACGTTTTCATGTGTTCCCGCCAGTATCTCCAACCGCTCCACCCACATATCAAGCGCATTGCGTTTCGCATCAATATAGCGGGAATGGTTGTACACGCGTTGCATTCCTGGCATCTGGTGGCCTGTAAGCTGCTCCACGACGTGAGGATCAACGCCTAAATCGTTCAGCATGGTTGTAAAGGTGCGCCGGATGTCATGCAATGACCATTGAGGGTGTTTTAGCCTCCTGTGCGCTAATCTGCCGTACTGCGATACGCTAGCCTCCTGTTTCACTTCCCCCAGTAATAAGCCCGTGTGCCTGTTCTGGTCCACCAGCCGCGTGACGAACGGCAGGATCGCTTCCGGTATGGGCCGGAATATTGCAACCTTCGTTTTGCTGTGCTCCTTCGGAACGGTCCATAGCATTTCGGTAAAATCCCACTCGCTGATCTCCGATAACCTCAGTTCTACCGTCCTGGCTCCGAAGACAATCAGGAGGCGGATTAACGCGACGTAGTAAGGAGAAAATATTTTTTTATCCAGCGCCTGCAATAACTCGCCCAGTTCTTTGGTGCTTAAGACACGTTCGCTTATATCCGGTTTTTTCCCAACGTCCGCCACGTTCAGATCATCGAGAACGTTGCTGATTGCAAAGCGCCGCCTCCGGCAGAACTTAAGCGCCTGCTTGCATGTCTGTAGCACGAATCCGGCAGTAACAGGTGTTCGCTTTGCCACCTGGTCAAAACAGGCCAGCCAGTGCCGTAGCTCGCATTTATCCAGCGGCATAGCGCCAATGTACTGTATTACGTGATTATTAAGTCGCCTTTTCAGGGCGATATAATCCACGCGGTTTTCCTTTACGTACGACTCAAGCCAGTAGGTGAGCGCATCGCCAACCGTTACCGGCTTTAACGCTTCCTGTACGGCGTAATTCAT